CAACTAGTCATCTTACGTGACATCGAGCTCGAAATTGAGTCTCTCGAAATGAAATACCACTTGGGTATTATCCCCCAATGGGTATTCACTGATAATTTGAAAGATGAGAGGAGACCTTTATCTAAGGTTGCATCGGGTAGCACTCGAAAATTTTCGGGATGCCCTTTTTATTACTTACTTTTACTTCGTAAATATTTTGGAGCTTTTGTAGGTCATACTAAGGAAACCCGAATTAACAATTCGATTGCTGTTGGAGTCAACGTATATTCTGATGAATGGACTACTATAGTTGACCATTTAAGTCATTTTGTTCAAAAACCCAAGGCTCCTAAGGTTGGAGCGGGGGATTTTTCTGCATTTGATGGTCATCAGTTGGTTTCCGTTCATCTAGGTATTCTCGATGTGGTATGTAGATGGTACTCCCTTCACGGAGATGGTCACAATAATGAAATGCGACGAATGTTGTATACGGGAATTTTAAATTCCCTTCATATCAGTGACGGTACTCTCTTTTTCATTCTTGGAAACATGTCCAGCGGGGTGTATGGAACATCATGTTGGAATAGCTTATACAATATATTCTCTTTCAGATTGGCATTTCGGGCAGTTTATCCTGAGCTCAAATTCAGTAAACATGTTAGATTAATTGTCTTTGGAGATGATAATGTATATAGTACTTCCGAGTTTGTCAAGGAAAAATTTAATGAACTTACCCTCCCACGTTTAATGCGAGAGTTAGGTCAAGTCTACACGAGAGAGGATAAAATGACGGCGTTATCCGAGAGTCGAGATCTTAATGAGATCGATTTCTTGAAACGTTCTTTCATTTATGACCCTAGTGTTGATAGGTACGTTGCCCCATTGAATTTGGATGTAGTTTTGGAAATCCCTTACTGGACTAAGTCTGGAGAGAGAGGAATTAATATCACTATATCCAATGTAGGTGCTGCAATTAGAGAATTATCTCTCCATCCTGAAGATATATTCAATAAATATGCAGGACGTATGGTAGAAGCTCTCACTACTGAGTTTCCCGCGTCAGACTACTTTTATGATGAAGTAATTTTCAAGTCATACTCCGAAATTCGTGAGCAGGTCTTGGCTGACGAATCATATTTGTTTTAAATGAACCGTATGACCTGAAAATGTCGTTAAAACTTTTCCATTATCCATGATAGGATCGATTATTGCACGTAATGCAATCTGTCATGGACAGTATCCATCGTTGGCTTCGTACAGCCCCCGTACTGCGTGTGATCTTGCACTCTCATATAAAATCTATGACCCTAAAGAGAATGTATTGCTGCGCATTGGGATGACGTCGGGCTATTGAGCCTTACCACTCAGGGTGTCGAGAAACCCAGAGTAGCATAGTACGGTTGGAAATACTGAGTCATATTCCAGCTTAAATAACGACTTGCTGAAACACAACTTATAGGGAGTAAACCCTCACAAAACACGAATCTCGTTCCTAATCATAGGGACTCGGGCATTGACGATCTCAATGCAACAACCACCTTCGTTAATACTGCTGAAG